GAGGCACGTCTGCCACGACCTTTAAGGTTCGTATCGGCGGCGACACGCTCGCAACGATCTCGATGAATGGCTCGGGCGCTCGGTACTACGGCGGCGTCATGGCGTCCTCGATCACCATCACCGAAATCAAAGCCTGACCCACTACATCTAGTATGGGGTTTTCTGACGGCGGTTTCCGTGGAGGCCGCTGATATCGTTGGGCGATTCAGGCTTTCTTGGTTCCCGTTCGCATAAGCAACATTGTGGTACTCGTTAAGTCTTCATCTACATCTTGTGTGGCCAGCGAAGTGAATGAGCCAGCTTCTTCGGCCTCCCCGGCGACCTGATCTTACGCATATTCGCTTGCGTGTGTCTCGCTGCACTGGCGGCGTCCTCCAGCAGGATCGTGCTGTCTGCTGCATCGCGCGAAAGGGCATCCAGTCTGCTTGCCAGTCCGCGCAATTCACTGGCGACCCGGCGCAGATTGACCACCGACTTCAGCGGTATCTCGATGCGGATGACCTCTGGCTTCCAGGTCTTGTCGAATTTGGTGTGCTCGTCGCGTGATGTGGCCATAACATCGGTGTACCACATATGGTGTGGATTTCGCAACGCTTCAGAGCGCCATCACTTCCACGTCGTGCGGCAATCCCCGACCTCTGAGTATCTCCCGGATGCGCCGCTCTGTCGCCCGGTGGCATCGGATGATGGTTCGGTATGGCAGGACGGCCAGGCAGGCGGCGTAGTCCTCAAGCACGGCGCGCACCGCTTGGATGCCTCGCCCGTCGAGCCGGATCGTCTTGCCCTGCATGCTGCGGCGGCCGGCTAGCGCCAAGCCACCGACGGCGTCTTCAAGTAGGCCGCTGCTGTCCACGACGATGCCCTGGCTGACAAGCGTCTCCATGAGGTTCACGGCGTCGCTGCACACGCTCCAGTCGTCGTTCGTTGGCTCGCTGGCGGACTCGATCGAGTGAAGCCCTTCCCACATGCGCGTCAGTTGGTAGACCCGGTTGCGTTCTGGCGTCGAGGTTGTCGGGCTCGCCATCATTTCGTCGAGGATGGAGTACGTGTAAATCTCAACGCGTTTATGGTTTGTTCTTTTCATGGCTTGTCTCCTTCTTCCTTAACTCGAATCAACACATCAGGTCGCGCAACTGCGAAAACTCTTTCGTTAGCTTCACGAAAAACAATCACTCGCTCGCATCCACCCAGTGCAAGCCACCGGATGACAAACAAGGGTAGTATTTCAGTCCACTTTGCGAGCATCGCTATCTCCTTGTGGCTTGATCCCGTGGTGAGCTTCAATAGCACGGGCAAACTTGCCGTAGTTCAGCCCACCATTTGGAAAATTACTAGTGTGTGCGTCTGCCAATGCATCAATCCGCTCATCAGTCATCGGCACCCGAGCATCATCAGCCAGCATGTCGGCGGCATCGTCCACATCACTGTCATTGCAGTTGGTGTAATCACGCAGCCGCTCAATCAGCGCCTCACGCTCAGCCGGGAGTGGCTGCTTGGCTGGTGCAGGATGGGCGAATAGCGGGGTTACTTGCTCTAACGCTGCAAAGCCATTTGTCGGTGGTTTATCAAGTGATACGACGCAAGTGTGCTTACCCCCACCGTGGTTGAAGGTCTTCATCCAAGCAACAGGCTCCACGCTCTGAGCTTCCTCGCGCTTGATGGCTTCATCCAGCATCGACACCGCCACCACCTCACAAAGCAAGTCGCCTTTGACCAGTTTCTCGCGTATCTGCTTCATCGCTTCGATTGTGTTCATTGCAAAAACTCCTTAATTCGGTAATGTTTTCTCTTGGCCAATAATGACGATGGACTCTTCACCTCATCGATCTTCCCGGACTTCACCATGCTATTCAGAAGCTTGCTCGTCGTAGACTTCGCCGCTCCGATCTTGGCGCTGATGCGGGTTTGTGAAATCCCAGGGGTTTCGGCGATTAACTTGAGCACGATGACCTCACGGTCACTGGCGACTATGCGGCGCTGCTCGGCGTAGGTATCGCGGTCGGGCAGGGTGCAGGATGCGACTGGCACCAGTGGTGGCTGCAGGATGGTTCGGCAGTTGTGGGTCATGCTTCGATTCTCCCCGACAAAACTCGGTCATAAATAACAACAGCTCTCGCTCTTGCGTGGACGCTTTTAGTTCTTAGGTATCTTTCGTACCAGCCTGCGCTAATGTAGAGAGCCCCCAATAATCGTTCTGCGAATGTCATTTCACTCTCCAATTCGGCTGTGGCATTGCCCATCAACAAACGCCGGGGGCGCTTGCCAAGACTGCCTCTCGGGATCGCCAGGCGCTGTTCTGCGTTGGCAGCTCCCGCACTGAGCGATGTAGTCGTTTTTAACCGGGTCAACCCCGGCGCATCGCGCGATGTCGAATGGCAGGCTCATCCCATGGCCCCCCAAACAAGAGCGATCAGCGTGAGCATCCCGAAGAACCCAAGCCAGGCCATGCCCGTCCAAGCTAGGCGCATGAACCAGTCGAGGCCGAGCGGGTCGTCAATTGTGCGGGGTATCTCGCGGGCTTTGCTGCAGACGCAGTCACGGCCCTGGTTGCATTTCTGGGAGCAGGTCATTTCTCGCTCCCGTTGAATGTCTTCTTGCCGACGCACATGGCGATGGGTGGCCGGTACGATTTGCGCACTCCATTCTCCAGGCTGGGCACCTTCATGGCGTCGTTTGAGCCTGGTCGGGCCGGGGGTGCTGGCGGCGTTTTGTAGTCGGTTGTGGTCATGCGCGGCTCCAGAGAAGGATGCCGACAAAGATCGCGGTAAGAACACTAGCGGCGAGAACCAGCTTGTCTTGCCAGTCCATGGGGCGGTCGGCGGGTTCGGTGATTGTGTGCCCTGCGTAAGGCCCGAAGGCCTCCGCCATTGTGCGTGGGAATTTGCGTGTGTTCATACAGTCCTTTGTTGTGATAAACGCATCATACTACTTATTCGAGTTGTCCAGCAGATACTTTTCCAAGTCTGCCTTGCGGTATCGAACGGGGCTTTGCTTTGTTGAGCCCAGCTTGATCCAGTCGGGGCCAGTGTTTCGTCCGCGCCACTGCTCCAGTGTGTCCAGGTGGACTTTCAGGAGCAGGGCTACTTCGCGTGGGGTTAGTAGCTCTGTCATGATCAGATGGGGCTGTCGGAGTCAGCGGCGGGCTGCTCGTCGTGGTAGTCGCCTGGCTGCATGTCGATCACACCGTCGTCGTCATGCTGGGGCGCCGGGGCCTGTGCTGCGACCTTGTCCAGTCGGCTTGGGCGCTTGGGTGATGAAGATGCCGCGCTGCCATTGGCTTCCGGCGTAGTTTCCGTTTTCGGATGTGATACCGGCTCGGGCATGAACAGCTCGTCGTCTTCGCGGATCGCGCCATCAATATCGGTGCTCAGCGGCAGGCGCTTGGCGTGCCGGCGGACCACCGTTTTCTTGGCCATCTCGGCGAAGTCGGTTACCCATGGGCCGGAGTTCCCTGACCGGCTGCGGGCGCGGATGCCGTTCACGTCCTCGACGCTCATGACCTCGCGGGACTTCTCCCCATCCTTCATGCTCACAATGCTGTAGACCGCGATCAGCTTGCCGCGACCGGACAGCGCTGGCTTATGGGTGATGTGTTCCTCGTCGCCAAGGCAAAAGTCGAAGTTGTCGTTTTCGTAGACCGCTTGGACGCTCCAGGTGCTGATCTCGCCGCTGTTTCTCACCATCTTCATCACGCCAGCCACCATGGGCATCCATTGGGCTTGGTTTTTGAATGTGACGATTGCGCCTTCGCGTCCGTCTGGGAGCAGGCCCATCTGGCTGGCCTTCATGGCGCTGGCGAACAGTGTTCGGCGGTCGGCGTTGAGCAGGGCAGGGGTGGTCTGCACCGCGGTCATCATGACCCGGACGAAACGCTCGGGGCTGACGTGCTTGGGCAGGGCCGCGGCGAACTGCGGCGTCATGGCGGTGAGCTGGGTGCGGACTTGGTCCACGGGGGTGAGGGCGGTTGAAGTTGACATGGTGGTTCCTTGGGTTAGCGGGGGTTACGGAGATCTGCGAATGCGCGGCTTAGGTCCATGCTTGAGCGGCGGACGGCACCTTGTTCTTTTGGGGCGCCATAGAAGCTGCCGTGGAGGCTGGTCGGCTTCAGTTCCTCTGCGCGCAGCAGGAAGCGTTTCGCCTCTGCTATGGCGGCATCCAGTTTGTGGGAGGTCATTTGGTTTTCCTTGCGTTGATGCGGAGATTTCGGAAGCCTTTACGGCCTCCATACGTGGTGCCGACCATGTCGGCGGTGATCGTTGTCGGCGGGGTTTCCGCCTGGATGCCTGCGCTGATGGTCCAGCCGGTGAGCAAGACTTTCTCGGCGTCGCCAATGGCTTCGAGCAGCAGGGCTTTGGCGGCCTCCTTGTCCTCGGCGGCGTCCTTCTCGTCGGTGGCTGCGCGTTTATAGTTTGTCACCAGCAGTGCGATGTTCTTATCAGTGCTGGCGTCGAGAATCTTGCCGGGTTTTGCATATTGATTAAGCGCGATGACCGCTGCTGCGTCACCGGGCATCACCGGGGCGGGCTCTTGGTTCTCATCGACCGAGTGCCAGAAGTCTGAGATGGCCTGGCGCATGGCCGCGATCACCGCCTCGTCGCGCTGGCGCTCGATCACCACGCCGCGGTTGCCGGCCACGAATGCGCCGATAAAACTGCGGCTGTAGCCCGACACCATCATCTGGTGCTGCACCTGCATTTCGATGTGCTCGGGCGCCTCAATGGTTCCGTCGTCGTGCTCGATCCAGCCGTCGCGGAAGGCCAGGTAATCGACGTTCTTGATCTCCAGGTGGGCGAGGCCGCCGTCCAGGCTCGTGATGCGGAAGTCAAACGAAGACCCGGCGCGCAGCTCGGGCAGCCGCATGTAGTCCTTCATGGGCTCAATGGTCCAGCCCATGTCGGCGGCGATGCCGTGCGCGATGGCTGCCTCCAGCCGGTTGCCCCATGTCATGCGTTCGTTGGTGGTAAAGTCGCGGGCCTGGCCGGATCGTTTGGCGTGCCAGAGTTCAAAGTGCGTGAGGTAGGGGCTCATGCTGAACAGGGCCGCGGACTCGGTGCTGGTGACGTCTTGCTTGCGCATGGCCAGCCAGTCGGCTTCGTTGGCTGGGGTGATGGTTAGGGTGGTCATGATGCGGCTCCGGTGGCTTTGGCGATGGCCGCGAGCATGAGTGCCATATCTCTCAGCGTTTCTTCATCAGCGCACGATACCGGAGTGAAGAACCCGCGGCTGGATAGGCGCTGCGCGGCTTCCAGCAAATCCGGCGCTGTGGCGATTAGTCGGGCGTTGGCGCGCTGCTCAGAGTGGTCGTTGGCGATGACGTTCAGTGGCAGAGGCATCCCGTCGGGCCTGAACAGTCGGTAGTCGTGTGCGTAGTTGCTGGTGTCGTGGCAAGCCCAAGGCCCAGGAGTATGCTTCGCGCTCATGCTTCACCCCGTCCCTTGCAAGCCCGGCATGTCGTGCCTTCGTGCATGCCTTCGCCGGAACCTGAGCAGGCTGGGCAGATGCCGGGCTCGTAGTCAGCTTCTGTGTCGTCGTCTGGCTGGTCGTCGTCTTCTTCGAGCAGCAAATTTTCGCGGGGGTCGGTGGCCGCTGGTCGGCAAACAAACGGGGCCAGCGCTGCCGCAATGGTGGGGTGCAGGTTATTCAGCATGGGCGGCCTCTTTTGTGGGGGTCAGGTAAGCGGCGGCTTCGAGCAGCGCGTTTGCCATGTCGATGGCCTGTTCCGGGGTCATGGAATGCTGGAAGTGGTTGGCGCCAGCGTACTGCTTGATGCTGACCAGCGGTCCGCATGTGCTGCATGACCCGACCACCGTGAGCGGCCACAATCCGACGAAGTTTGGAATGTCTCTGTCTTTCATAATCCCTCCAGAATCGCGCCAGGAAATCCGGCGTCTGGGGTAAATTATGCATCACTGATGCGATGTTCGCAACGGTATTTAATAGGAAAAAACCCTTAGTTGCGTCGCAGCAACGGTAAGAGTGGCGCGGGGGACGCCAGCCTTACGGGGTAATCTGAAGAACAGGGGTTGCGAAGTCGAGTTGGACGCCTTGCGCAGTGGTGGCGGGGCCAGTCAAGTCCCATCGGCCCGGCGTGTAGCTGCGTGTTGGCTTGGCGAGGTAGGTGACGCCTTTGTGGACTTGGCACAAGGACAGCCGGCCGATCGCATCGGGTTGGATGCCGTCCTTGGCGTCCTGTATGAACAGAAGCCAGCCGTCCATGTGGTCGAGGTCCGTGCCCGCAGTCCGGCACTGCACAGCGTTGATGTTGCCAGGCAGGCCGCCGCCAGGGTGACGCACGACGCCGAGTGGGTTGTCCATTCGGCAGTGCACCTCGCTGTGCCCGTCAACAATGCCAACGATCTGCACCTGCGTGTGGCCTGAGCCTGTCCGCACACCTGCATTCGCCATCACCTCATCGGCAGGGACGCCCAGGAGCCGGGCTATTTCTGCTGCTTCCGCCATTCTCATTTGACGCTTCCCTCGGAGCATGAGGGACATTGCCGCAGCGTCCAGGCCCATGGCTCTTGCCAGTG